GGTTTGTTGACGTGGTTGTCTCCACGGTCTTTCAGTCGAAGTTGGTTACCTTTATCTCAGCAATTTCTCATACGACACCGCATACGCCCAACGCACCCAAAAGAGGGTGCGGTGGGCCGCCCCGGGGTAAGGCACCCGGGCTGCCGACTTTCAAAGCTTTTCCGCTGGTTTAGTAGAGTTTTCCTTCTCAATAAGGCACAAGGTTTAGTTGAGTTTTCCTTCTCAATAAGGCACAAAATTGGCAGCCTTGGCATCCTGCTCGTTCGAACCCAAAGCGGTCCATATCACCGTGGCCCAACGTCCAAAGTTGGTCACAAGACTACCACTATTCGTGGTAAAGTCCGAAAGGCTAAAAGTGACATTGTCCGTGGTTCCATCATCCTCAATTCCGTATACCCGAATCTCCGTAGTAAAGCTATACATGGGACATTCTGCGATAGCGGCACCTGTGACGATGTATGGCAAAATGCAGGCCCCGTAGGGAGCCAACGTGGTCGGAAACGCAGTCTTGTTGTGTGCGTTATACCAAGCGCGCCCGTTGGAGGTGGCCGTAATGGCGCAACCAGTGTTGCCATCCAGCCTGCTTAACCCCTGACTGCCGGGCCCCGTTTGAGCCACGCCATAAAAGGTGACCTGGTAATTTCCGTTCTTCAGGAACTTCATAACTCCAGTTGGACTGGTGTTTACAACTGTGCCCCACAAAGCCGTGTCGCCTGCAAGCGTGCAACTGTTGGTGGGAATTATGTTGTAAGCAGTGCTTACAGCTGGGTTGAACTTAGGCATGCTCAGGGTTATATTAGGCGAGTACCTATTTTCACTAGGCTTAAGAGCAGCCACACCAACAGTGCCATCGGGCTTGCTGATAAGGCTGGTTCCCGTCACTAGGGAGCCTCCAGGAATGGGCTTAATCAGCTCTATGTCGTAGCTGACCCAAAGCTCACCCAATGTGTTGCCTGCTGAACCAGGCAATCCTTGAGTTCCCACCTGAAATTTCCCGTAGTCGTAAAACCTTCGGTCACTGACCTCCCCAGTAGTGTCATACGCAGGGTCTCTAACATACAATATGTCAAAGCCAGACACTTTAGGATCGCACTCAATCGCGTGGATAAGACTCTGAGATGGCTTACTAGAAACAGCGAACTCAGTGTTTTCCAACTCAACCTTGCTTTGAAATGCGCGGTCGAGAGCGTTGTAGTTCGTGGCCATGAACACTGTGCCCAACGGACCCGAAGCAGCATAATCACTGCTCATGGTCTTGTAGGTGAAGACCATACCGTGGATCTTGTACTGCGAGTACTGCTTTGCCATTCGACAGAGCCAAGGAAAAAGATTCCTATTCGCAGGATTAATTACCTCGTCCGCGACGTTAAAATCAGCGGGGTTCGAGGGAACAAGAAGGTCACGAATGAACTCACGGTGCCTGACGCGAACGCTGTGTTCGTTGCGTACAAACTGAGGGACCATGTCCACAGAAGTGGAAACGGTAGAAAGGGTGTTGCTAGAAACAGTGTAATCTCCATACCCAGTAATAGCCGAAAGTCCCTTTCCTGCCATCTTACCAATCTTGGCTCCTATGGGTCCAAAAGTGGACCCAAGGTTTCCGCCCACCCTGGAAAAAGTGCCCTTAGGCACTCGCTGCAAAGCTTGGTCAAGCTTGTTGAGCAGCGTCTTTTCCCTGGCTGGTGCCGACGCACTCCGTTTTAAGGCCGGAATGCTCACCTTTTTCTTTGTTTTTGTCATGCTCAGCGACGGGCCTGAGCAACATCTCGCGGGTGCCCAGGAAAAACAAGATCTTAGACTTCTCCGATGAAGGAGGCATGTCTTCGACTTCGCTTAAGTAGTTAGCTATAGTTGACTCGTCACAAAACTTCGAAAAAGAAGCTTCATACAGCATACGCTGCCACGAGTCCAACCAACAATGCCAACTCCCGTCGTCCTGCCGCTTAAAACGATGAGAACAAAATACAAAGTCGTCCTTGGACTGAAACTCAACGTCCCGGACTGGAAGGCCGATCTCGGCATAGCGCCGAATAAGCTCTTCCGTGGAAATTCGCTGGCCCTCGGAGTCAAAAATGGGCCACTCCAAGCAATCGTCTCCCATTTCCATTCCATAGGAGCCAACATACTCGGCGCAAATTCCCCTACCCACACCATTTGAGGAAGTGGTTAGGTAGTCCCCGCTCCTCTGAACCCGGAGATCGTCAAAATTAACGATTTCTCCAGAATCCAGCACGTAGGGCGTTGTGAGCAAAGACTTGCTCCACCACTCGCACGCGTTA